TTTGTCCATTGTTTTTCTCCTTTCGTTAGATTGTGTTTAGGGTTAGAAAGTGACCTGCACTTGCAGGTGGTGTAAGAGACCTTTTAAATTTAAAATACTCCTGGAATAACTGCACCAAAAAGGATGTAGTTATGTACTAATGCAAAAAAACCAATCATGGCAAGTCTGCCATTAGTCATCTCTGCATTTGTCCAGTAGTCTTGATCTATAACCTCTATTTGAGGTTCAGCAGCAAACATATTTTGTCTGCCACCGTCTTCGGTAGTAACCGTAGAAGATGAAGTCATGTGTAGTTCTGTTAAGAAACGTAACACAATTATATATAAAAGATTAAATTTTGTCTAGGGGTTTGTACTCATCCCATAACAAATAAACTCTAACTGATTGCCTTCTGTGTCTGTAGTATAGAAGGAAACCGTACCATCTCTATGTCTATGAGGTCTACAACAAGAATATCCTTTATCCATTAATTCTTTCCA